CATTTGTAGTGTCAACTCTTAAGTCGTCTCTGTTACTTGCAGAGTAATTTTCAGTAATAATCTTGGAAACAATCTTCTGGGCTTCAAACTTCGCATCTACCCAGCTTCTACTTGCTATGATGATGTTTGGGTCTATCTCTACTGTGACATTGTCCACACTTCCCACTTCTAAAACCAAACGAAGCTTCAAATCTTTAGCAGCTCCACTTGTTAGAATCGGTTTGAAAGTTTCAGGGTAAACGCCAATCGCAACTAAATCTCCGTCCGTATCATAGACTCCTACTTCTCTTACGTAAAAATCCCCAACATTTGCAGGAACATAAGACTCAATCATTATCTGAGAATCACTCCCCGAAGCTTTTGTAAAGTCGATAATGTCTGAACGATACACTTCATTTACAAGCTCTGTGTCATTTTCACTTATGGTCGCATATGTTCCATTTCCATCACCAATGGCGATGCTCTTAAAATTTACACTTTGTTGTAGCACTCTAGCATTTGCTATTTTGGCAGCACCCACTTTAGTGAGCATGGTAAAAAACTGCATTAGTTAACCTCCTTTGGGTATAGGGTTGTAATTTCTGCACTGTAAGTAGTCATAACTGTAGAGACTAAAACATTAAAAGATAAAAGGTCAAGTTGATAGGGTTGAAGTGTTACTGTTTCTCCACCCATTGTTGCCATTGCTATTTTTAGCTTTGCTTTACTGTTTAGCCTCACTTCTATTGTGTCAAGCTCTGAACGTACATTTTTGTACGTCTCAATCATCTGTTCAAGTAGTAGCATGAGTTCTGCTGATATTCCTCTTGTGTAGACATCAACTTCTACATTGAAATGATAAGGGTTTAGTTGTCCCTCAAACCACTCAACAAGATTTGCGTCAAGTTCAAGGATTGCAAACACCTTTTTAATTGCATAAGGTGTTCCTAAAAATTTGTGCAACTCTTTTGTTTCAAGAATGAGTTTTCTTTTTTCTGCTACTGTTAATTCTTTTGACCAAAAAAGTACTTGCACCACCTGTGCCAAATGTGCTAAAAGCTTCTCATCGCAACTCATGGGGTCAAGAACCAACGCAGAGCTGTTGTTGTTGATGACACTTCGGTACGCCAACTCTTTGGCTTTTAAAAACGCTGACTCATTGGGTGGTAGGAGTGTTATGGTTCTATTCATCCTCTTCTACCTCTTGTGTTAAAGTCACTTCAGTACAGACAGCCACACTCTCGTTGTTGACGATGATGTTAGAGCTAGGAGCGTTTAAAATAACCTCTCCCACCCCTTCAGCATGAAGTAGTGCAATGATTTTTGAAGTTTTTATCTCTTCACCAATCTTCAGAGTCTCCACAAAAGACTGAACCCTTTTTAACGCTTCGGCTTTGGCTATGTCACCATTGACATTAAGCTTTGTTTTAATGGTCGCATCAATGGTGTAGGGAATGACCGTTGCACTCTTTATTACCTGCAGTTCATTTAGAGGTCTTAGTTTGTCATTGTTTAAACGTGCTTTAATAGCTGTTTTAATGGCGTTTGTAAGTTCAGCTCTAGTGACCTCTATGAGGTTTTTTTGTTCAGCAGTTAACACCTCGTCTTCTATTTTGAGCAGTGCTTTTAGCTCCTCTTGGGTAAAAAGAGCATAAAAGACAACCGTCACCTCTCCAGCTCTGCTTCTAAACGCCTTTACACTAACAATGTGAGGGTTCACACTGTAGGTGTGGTAGTAGTAGCTCCACTCTGACCCAGCTGTGTTACTCTGCTGTAAAGAGTAGATAGAGCGTTTTAGAAACGCATCATCGCTTTCACCCTCTAGGCGAACCGTTCCGTAGTTGTTCATACAGGCTACATCTAGGTCGTCACCTTTGGCATAGATGGGCATGAGTGCCTTAAAGCGTTCGTTGAGCTTTGCCTCTTCATGGGTCAGCACATACGCCAACGCTTCACTTAGCATTGACTCATCACTCGTTTCGTAGGTAACAGACTCAGGCAGAAGAGGGGCTAACCTCTCCATGAGTTTTTGTTTATACTTATCATAAGAGAGTTGGGTTATGACGCTTAAGTTTGGCAATGTTGTTAAGTTAATTTCCATAGTTTAGCTCCTCTCCTGTGGTAAATATAAGTGTTGACCTTAACGCTTTGTCGTCAACGCTGTTAAAAAGAACCTGCTTAGGCTCTAGCTCTTTGTCCCATAGCTTTCCATTTTCCAAGTCATAAAAGGCTTCGTGCGTGTAGGCTATGAAGCGAATCTTGTACTCCTCATTAATGGTTTTGTCCACCAACTCAAAAAGATTGCTTCCAAAGTTAGGTAGCATGACCCTAGAGCCTAAAGGGGTCTCTAAAATCCGTGCTGCTCTTTGGGCTAGTGTTGCCATTATGCTCTTACCCCTTTGTTAGAGGTTTTAAAGTTTGTCAAGTCACCCATCATGTCAGTCACCGTTCCAGCTGTCTCAATGCTTCCGTCGTTGCTGATGTCACCACCAACATCTAACGCTTCTTCAATGTCCACATTGGCTTTGAACTTTGCATCACCTGTAACGGTTAAGTTGTTACAAATTAGATTAATCTCTTCTGCTTCTACTTTTAGCTCTTTGGTTTTCGTGTCATACTCAAACCTTGCACCATCGCTAAACTCCACAATGACATTGGTCTCACTTGCACCCTCAGGCTCTTTTGAGTTTTTGTTAAAAATGCTAGGAAGAACAACCCCTGCGTCAGCATTGCCAAAGACTCTAAGCACGGTTACCTGTTCACCCACTAGAGGTGGCATCCATATTTTAAGTAAAGAGTTGTTTTTACCCATAACAGCTAACCAATCACTTTGGGTCTCATCGTCATAGGCTACTTTTACAAGTGCTTTACCATCTTTGGCTTTGGTAGCAACTACCGTAGCCGTGGCTGTCATGTTTTGTACTTTTCGCCAAAGTTCGCTAAGTGTTAGTCCCATGTTAAATCCCAAAATATTTTTTTAACGCTACCGTTAGTCCCACTTCAGAGACGATGTAAAAAGTGCCAATACCATAGAGCCACCACTTAATGCTGTGGAGTAGATTTTTTAGCTCTTGGAGGTCATGGTGCATGTTGTCGGTTTTAGTTTCAAGCTTCTCTAGCCGTCCGTCATGATGCTCTTGACCCTCTTCAAGTTTTACTATTCTTTCATTAAGCTCCATTGCTTACCCCCTTTGTTTTGTCAAAACTTCTCAATGCACCAAAACCAAGCATTCCTGTAATGAGTGTCATCAGTGTTCCAATGTCCAACACAGGCATAGGAATGTCAATGTCGTTTGCCATTAAAATGGTGTAGATAAACGGCTGTGCTATGTAGTTGTAGGCAATGGCAAAACCACCTGACCAACCAATAAACGGTCTCCAACCTGCTACAAATATGCTCTTGTGTTGGGCCTCTGTTTTGTTAATCGCCATCTGTCCACGAAGCATCTCTTGCTCTAAGAGCTTCATGTTGTAGAGCAACTCTGCTTTTTTGTTTGGGTCTTCTATGGCTTCACCTGTAATGGCTTCACGGATTCCTTTAAACAAAGAACCCACGTCACCCAATGAAAAATCTATTAATCCACTCATTACCAACTCCTTGTTATTTCTAATTTAACTGCATAGATAAAGAGTCGTTCGCCAAATTGGTTTAACTCTATACCTCTACATTCGCACACTATCTCTTTGCTTGGTGCATCACCAATTGCTGTTATGATGTCATCTAAATCTGCATAGGCATTTTCATTTGCTCTTTTTAGGCTTTTAAGTGCCATGTAGAGCGTAAAGTTAAAAGCACCTGCATTCATGATGCCGTCTGGTTTGAAAGAGTCAAACACAAGGTAGTTCCCATGTGTGTTAATCTCTTTTCCTACGTCAAGGTCAATAATGTCCATGTCGCTAAACAATGTTTTAATGTCTGTTACGGCTTCATGTATCATCTCTTCTCCTATTCGTAGTTGTTGGGTCGTACTTTTACCAATACAGGTACAGTTGTTGAAGTTGTACCTGTTGTTTGGTCTGTTTTTTTGTTTGAAGCGTGTTTTAGCATAGAGAGGGCTAACTTGTAGTCGCTCTCATTTTGCTCGGTTGCTGTTATGTCTGCTAAGAGTAAAAAACGGTAGTAGGCAATGTCCATTACAAAAGCGTCAGCCAAATCTTTAGAACCAACAATGCCGTTGGTCTCTTCTGTTGCATAGGTAAAAAGCTCCTCCTTGTTGAGAAATTCATCAGGGTTACTTATGCCTGTTTTTACTCTAAGCTTTAGTTTGTCTGTTTGCTCTTGTATGGTCATGTTCTACTTCTTTTTAGGCTCAGATTTTGCTGGAGCTTTTAGATTTTTGTTCTCCTCTTTGAGCGTTCCAATCTCATCTTGTAGCGATTGATTAGAGGCTTTTAGATTCTCAATCTGTTTTTGCTTCTCTTCTACTAGAGCTTCAAGCGATGCATTCTCTTTTTTAATCTCTTCTAGCTCTTGCTCTAGCTCCTCTTTGGCTTCATTGGTGTCAGCAAGAAGAAGCTTTAGGTTCTCTAGGTCTTCTTGAACTTTTGCAATATCATCAGCTTGTATGGCTCTGTTTTTTTCAGCAGCCATTGCTGCTTTCGTGTTGGCTTCACTCTGTCTGTTTTGAGCTTCTCTTAGCTCTTTAGCTTTGTTGCGATTTCCCATTAGTCTGCCGTCCCTGTGCTCTTGTAGGCTAGTTGCCAAAGACCATACCCTACGTTGTCTTGCGAGTCTGTACCGTAACGGAATGACTTTCTCATAAAGACAGATTCATCACTTAGTGAGTCCATCGCTGTGAATTTAATAGGCTTGTTGATTTGAAGCACTAATGGCTTGATTGGTTTGCTGGTGTCCATTAAATACCATGCTGTAGCATCTGTTAAGTCATCTACTACCAAGTACTCTGCCATACCTTTAGTGATGTTTGAGTCACCACCATTAATCGTCGATGCTTTTAAAATTTGAATGGCTGTTGACTCTAATTCTGGTGGAACAATCAATAGGTTCGGTTTAATTTTTAAAGACTTACCTGTGT